TTCACAGACGTCTCCTTGTGGATCACCAGCGACAATCTTGAGTGCGCCTTCCACGAGACGACGGAACTCTAGTGCCGCTTCCCCGACGTTCGCACGGTTGGAGATGTCTTGGACGAACTGCGGCGCGAGATTGTCGATCGCGTAGACCGCGCCGGGACAACCACGACGACCCGCGCCGATGATCGCGAGAACCGAGTCCGCCGCCGCGTGATGGTGGGATCGGTTCGGGTCGTCGGTGTACTTCAAGACGAACCGTTGGACGCATCCGCACATCGGTCCGGTCGGCATTCCGTCCAACATCTTCTGGAGTTCTTCCGTACTGACGTCGGTCTTCGTTGGTGCGACGCCGTACTTGGTGAGATGGTCGATCCACGGTTGCGGCAGATAAGGAATGTTCTCGACGTTCGGAACCCCGTCGAGCACTTCCCCGGTCGTCTCGTCGATCCATACATATGTGCCGCCTTCCGGATGTACGGACGGCCAGACGGTCATGTATCTGATCGACGTCTGACAGATGTCGATGCCATCTAGGCCGGTGATGAACTCGATCCCCGGCGGCACTCGATACGGACGAATCCCAGAGATCCCGTCTCCGCGCGACGTCGAGAGATACGTCGACGGAAGCGGACCCAGCGCGGAGATCAGAGACGCAAGAGTCAATCCGCCGACCTTGCCCGCGTACGCATCGACGTCGAGTCCCATGATCCCCGGCTGCGTCCATAACGCGATGTTCTTCGGACCATCGGACCCGTCTGCCCACGTCCAACAATCCGCGAACGACGGAGTCATCGCGGCGCGCCCGGTGTACCCTTGCGGCGGCGGATACTTCTTCCCCATCGGTAACGGCAGCGGCGACGTCCATCCGCTCGAGAGATACATCTGGAAGGCGTGCGCGTAGGGATTCGTCGTCATCTGTGGTCCGTCTTCGATAGTGGTCACGTCTTCACGCCCGACACGATCGGGCTGGCGTCCTCACGCGGTGAAGGATTCGATCTGATTACGCGGGGACGTCCATGCCAAGAAGGCGCATCGCTTCGATCTGCTCGGATGTGTACGCGGTCGACGATGGTGCGGATGTCGCGGACGGACGTGCGGATGATCCGCCGCCGCGAACGACGTCGACCGAGAAGTGCTTGAGTGTCTTCCCGCCCGCGCGCTTCTCGACGTCGGTCATCGTGATCGTGATGAGATCACCGGGCTCGGGACGTTGCGTCGCGAGTTCCGCCTTGAGACGAACTTGGCCCGCGGTCACGGTCTTCTCATCCCCGTCGACGGTCAAGATGATCTGGGGATCCACCTTCCCGTCGTCCCATCTCTGTGCTCGGATCGCGACGACCGTCCCGGTCACCGTATCCCCGACGTTCTCGAACTTCACATAATCGCCGCCGACTCGTAGGTCGGGGTCATCCCATATTGACATCTTGTTCTCCTTGTTCGGTGAGGTGAGGTGAGATCCCCGTATCGGTATGACCGGGGCAGCCGGACGCGACATCAGTCGAGCCCGGAAGATAAAAGGGGCAATACAGACAGAACGAATCCGCGGTCGGTACGTTCGGAAGAACCGCGACCCCCGGCGCAGTCACCATCCGCAACGCTTCGATCCGACGAAGTGCGACTTCGACACGGTCTTCGTCGTACGGTTCGGACCACATCATCGAGTCGCGTAGAGATCCCGACCGGGACCAAAACGCGATCGCGACGGTGTCGATCTGATAGCCCACATGTCGCAATCCGGCGGCGTAGAGATGTATCTGAGTGCGATACGCATCTCCGACGTCGCCGTTCTTGACACGACGCAACGCGGTCACGCCGACGACCTTGTGATCTATGACCGCGCGCGCATCGAGATCGACCAGATCGCACGTCCCGCGCATGTATCCCGGCAGTTCGACCCGCACTTCCGTCTCGTAACGGACGCGACCTAATGCGGCGTTCTCTCTCGTGAACACTTGCTCAAGATGGGCGTGGACTGCGGTTCCCACGATCGCCGCCCACGGATCGGAGTCGGTGTTGACCGGATCAACTCCTAGCAACTTGTAAGCGAGACGACGACTACATGGTGTTCCCGCGTCACTAGGTCCGATGGTGCGTTGACGACTGCGTGGCTTGTTCCGGTCGTCGCGTGTCACGACGTCGCGAAGATCGTTGATGTTGATCGTCATAGGAGCACGCCTTGCGCGATCTCTTGTGCGACTAATCCGCTGCCGCCGAATAGATCGTCGACCGTGTCGATCTCCGGATCGAATCCAAGCATGTCAAGAATCCATCGAGTCCACGCGGGCGGCTTGGCGCCGGGGAATCCGTTATTGACGCGCGCGATCGTGACGCTATCCCGCGGGAATATCGTCTGACCAGTAGACGATCTGCGTCCTTCCGGTATGCGCACGATGACAGGCTCGTATGTGTTCAACACTCGAGCACCGCTAGGCATCGCTTGCGTCTTCGTCCATATACCGATCCGGATCGGGACATGGGACGGGATCATCGGAAGGTAATCGCGGAGATTGTCGTGCGCCATCGCGACGGCCCATCCGTCGTAGTTGTCCATCATCGCGTGGACCAGTTCTTCGTGACGTCGTGCGTCATCCCATTCATACGCGAGCGGATGGTTGTCCGCTGGTCTAGGTCCGGAGATGTTCGCGGTTCCGCCTTGTTTCTTGCCTAGTTGACCCTTGGCCATTCCGTCTCCGTACCAGACGGCAGCGCGTCCAAGATACGGCGGATCTGCGATCGCTAACTTCATCATTCGCCTCGATTCCAGATGCGATCTCGTTCTTCTTCGCGCACGGACGAGATCAACGCACACAGACACGTCGCATGGAATCCGCAACAACAATCCGGATCAACCAACGCGGGACAGAATGCGTCATGCTTCTTCGTCATAGTGGCCCCGCGATCAGTCCAAGCGCGTCGAGAAGTTGAACCGCGTCGTGGTCGTTGCGCGAACGCGACAACACGAGAGACCGCGCGCGATCGTTCTCGATGTCGCTGATCTCCACGTACGTTAGATCTGCGATGTTGAACGCGGCCATCAGTGATCGTCGACGATCGAGAATCGACGCGAGACCGAATCTGTGTAGCACGACGCGAGAACGTCCGCGGGGATCTTCGTCTTCGCGAGAGTCTGATCGAACCGACGCGAGGTGATCCGCGTCCATCGCACGACCGGCCACCCATCGACGAGACCAGTCTCCGCGTCTCCGAGCGCGGCTTCGATGTGTCCGCGCGCGACTTCGATCGCTTCTTCCGCGGCGCGCTTCGATGCCGTTGCGGTCTTGAGTACGTCGACCCAGCGCGCGACGTCTCCAAGTTCAACACCTAGTCCGTAGTCGTCCGTCGTTGTCATGACTTGCCTCCCGTTGATGTGGTCTTCAGATGTAGATGTGATCGTTGATCCGGTGTGAGTCCGCCCCATACGCCATAGGTCTCTCTATTGCGGAACGCGAAGTCGGCGCATTCGTGCGCGACGTTGCATGATCGACAATGTTCGACATATTCGCGCGAACGGATCCGCGCTTCGTCGAAGAAGATGTCGGAGTCGAGACCGATACACGCGCCGCGCGTCATCCAATCCGTTGGACCCTTGATCTCTTTACGTCCGAAACAAGTACGACACGGACCCGCATCGCAAGCACGGTTGATCTCTCGTTGAAGTCCGCACCACGGACACACAGAGATGCCAGATTCGACACTCATCCGTCGGTCTCCAATGTCCCGTATCCCGCGGCGCGTAGTAACGCGGTGAAGTCGTCGAGACGTAGAACGACCGGCCATTCTTCGATGGACGCGGGGCCTTGTCCGTCAAGACGTAGCACACCGAAGCCCAAGACCCCGCGGTCTGCACGTTCGCCGAGTTGGCGCAATAGTGCGGGAAGATCTAGACCGCGTCGCGCTTTCACTTCGACATCTAGACCTAGCATTCCGGTGACGTCGGATCCGGATCGACCGGCGCCGACTGGTTCCGCGTACGGCCATCCGTTCGCCGCGAACCAACGCGAGACAATGCGCTGTGAATCGTAGCCGCGATGTTTGCGCGATTGACTAGACGGCATCTTGATCGCCTTTCGGGTAGTCCATCACGGTGAACTGCAGCAACGCGCGCGACTCCTTGCGCTGCGTCTTGTTGCCGAGGAGATACACATAACGATGCTTCGGCGGATCTAAGTGAACCGACCATCCGCGGTCGATCGCCTTCGCGGTCGAGACGGACTTGCCCTGCTTCGTTGCGCGTCGTCGTCCTTCTTGGTCCATGTAAAAATTGGCGGGCGCGGTGAGTCCGAGATAGAGAGCGTTCGTCGCCTGATAGACGTAGCCGACGTGGCCTTGTCCGATTGCGGCGTATGTGACGACCGCGCGCACGACGGGACGATCTATCTGGAGTAACTTGAGAGACTGACTGATGAGACGTGATTCGCAATTCCGCGGCGCATCGTCCGCGCATACGAGTCGACCCATATGGACGACCCAGTCCCAACGATCCGCACCGAAGAACGCGGAGCACGCTTGCATCGTCGGCAAGTTGTACGAAACGACGCCGACAAGGATGTATCCGTCCCACATTCCGTAGGACCACGACATGTTCCCGCCGGTCTTCGCGTAGTGATACCGACGACAGAATTCGTCGACGTCTCGCGTCCCAATTCGCGACACGGTCATGTCCGCGACCTTCCCGAACGTCTTGGAGTCTTCGACATCGAACAACGAGACGGCCATATTCATGTCTGTGTTGTCGCGCGTCATGACGCACCACCAGCGCGGAGATGCTGCCACCGTCTCGCGTAACAATGCGCGCACGTATCCGAGAACCGACGCGCGACGAAGACATGGTCGTCGATCTCTGGTCTCGCGTGACGCGGTGCGCGTGTCATCGTCCGAGTCCCATCAACCAGAACGTCAGAAGACCGCCGAGAATGACGGCGCCCGCAACGATCAACGCCCACCCGATCGCGTCCGGTTCATAGTCGTCGGGGATGCGTGACTTGCGTCCGTCGGCATACGCCGCGGATAACGCTTCACAGATACATTCGTCGTTCCCGCAGATGTCGCACGTCATGACGCCGCCACGATCGCGGCGTAGAACGTGATCCGCACCGCTTCGGGGTCGTCGGTGCGACACGCACGAACCAGATTGCACAGACACACCGGCGGACGACAGTCGTGGCACTCGCAGAGAAGTCCGTATCGGGGACAGACGTTGACGTGACTCATCGCGTGATCTCGCACGGATATGCGGCGCGCCAGCGTGCGAACGGTTGCCAGATCCACGCGAATCGTGTCGCGGAGTTCCATCCGGAGTAGTCGCGCGCGTCAATCCCCGACCCGTCGCGCGTGATTCCCCATGGTCGCCAGCCGTACAGATCGAACAACTCTCGAGCCGCCTTGACGTTCTCGACGGGGTCGTTGATGTCTGCGGGCCAGATGTCCGAATCGGACCAGATCGCGGACTTGAGTTGGAAGAGACCGCCGGTTCCGACGGTGGGATCTCCGTTCGACTCACGCATGACGATCGACCATGCGGTGACGTTGTCGCGTCCGTGCCATCCGGCGCGATAGAGAAGACCCGCCAACCAATCCCGACATGGTGGTGCTTCGCGGACGACGGATCGACTGACGTGTTCAACGCGCGGTCGATCTTGCGCGATGTACGCGCCGACGCAAGTGTCAATTAGAAGCACTTGATTCTCCTTCGGATGTGGACATGGACCAACGCCACGACGCGGGCGCGTTCGACGCGAGAAGTCGTTCGATGGTCGAGATGCGATTACGTGCGACGCGGAGTTGGTCGTCTAGATCTCTCGCGCGTTCGATCGCCTTGTTGAGTTCCGCGCGCGTCAGTCGATGCGCGTCGCGCTCGAACGCGATGACGTGATCGAAAAACTTCAGCAAGCGATCTTGCGATTCGCGTGTCGCGCGGTTCATGCGGTGCCGCCGCGGACGATGGTCGCAATCGACCAACACGGCAGACACGGGACGTTCTCCGGATCGCCGTGCCAACACGATCCGACGACTTCGTGCGCGAGACGCATCCGTGTCAGATGAATGACGCGGTCACGCCAGATTGCGAAGTCTTCGCCCGGTGCGCACGTCGCATCGAAGATCGACCGGAGATCCGTCGCAAGTCCGGCGTCTGGAGTAGTCACGCCGCACCATCTAGATCGTCGAGTTCCGCGGTGAGTTCGAACCATTCGTCGATCTGTGCCGCGGTGAGGATTGCGCCTTCGCGAGAGTTCGCTTCGCGACGTTGCGCGTCGATGGTGTTCGAGATGATGATCTGCCGCAGGCGGATGATCTCCGCACGTTGATCGAACACTTCCCCGATCGCGGCGCGTTCCCCGTGTCCACGACCCCACCAGTACGAGACGAACGCACAGATGCCCGCCATCGTGACCAGAACCGCGGCCAATCCCCAGCCGGTCATGCGTTGGTCTCGCGATTCTCGAACGCACTACGGACCGCGCGTGTCATCGCGTTCGCTTCCGCGTTCCAATGCGCGCGACACGTCCGAAGATCTTCCGCGTCGGTGTGTACGTCGGTGCATTCGTCCGCGTGGAGTAGATCCAAGATCTGGTCAAATAGTCGACCGTGCGAATCGTGATCTCTCGCGAGACGAACCGCCTCGTCAATTACTTCCCATTGTTGCCAACCGGCGTCGCCCCACGAGGCGATGCCGCGTTCGCGTCGGTAGTTGTTGCGATACGTCTCGACGTTGAATGTCGTCGACATGGTCAATCCCCAATCAGTCCGCCTATCCCGGAGACCGGACCCGACGGGAATGCCTCTTGCCGAAGTTCCCGCCGGGGCCGGTCGCACGACGTCGATAGGGGTCGTCGTGCGGGACCTAGAGAACCATATGGACAGGAGATCCACGCGGAGACACGCCGGGGGATGGTCGCCCATAGGGGGGAATCGACCAACATTCCAGAATCTTCCCCCTATGTGCAGACCTAGACCGGTCCTGTGGTACATTTCTCACATAGGGACAAGGGGTCCCGAAGATTGGGGAATCAGAGATGAATCTTTACTCCGAAGAATACGCCACGAAAGGCGAGGGCAAGGCGATCCACATCTCGCGCATCGTCGGCGGAGATCTTGCGACGTTGTGCGATTCGTGGGGATCAGATGGCGGCATGTACTTCCGCAAGGGCCGCGTCCGTCCGATCTATGCCGAGGCCGCGACGTGCAAGAAGTGCATCGCGTCCGCATCGAAGGCGGTGCAGTCATGACCGCAACATTCACCGCGCACGCGGACCGCGTGTTCGCGTTGTGTTTCGGAACCAACCATTCCGACGATGCGCGCATCGGGACGTGCGACGGATGCGGATGCGCCGTCGCGAAGACCGAGAAGGGCCGCGTCGTCGATGTCACGTATGCGTCATCGACAGGCGCGCGACGCTTCTCGTGTTGGTCCGACTCTCACGAGTGCGACCCGGTCCGCGCGTCGATGTACGCGGCGTCGCGCGTCGATGCAATCGCCGCGGGCGCAATCATCAAGGGCGCCACGGTCGTCGTCGTCAAGGGTCGCAAGATCCCCGTCGGTACGGTCGGGACTGTGTGTTGGATCGGTGAAGACTCTTACGGCAAGGGCCGCGTCGGTCTCCGCGTCGAAGACCAGACGATCTTCACCGCGACGACGAATGTGGCGGTCCAGTCATGACCGCCCCCATCAACTGCCGGATCTGTCGTCCTGTCGTCTTTCGTCACGAAGACGGCGTCGATATCTATCGCGCGAGGGATTGCGAGATGATCGACGGACATCTTGTCCCGTTCTTCGTGAATCATCTCGTCGAAGACGCGCGGAACATCACCGAAGCGAAGCGGGAACTCGCCGAACTTCATCCCTACGGAATGTGCATCGCATGAACACCATCATCAACGAACTCTCACAGAATGGGGAACCAATCATGAACACATCAGAGACGTACGTCTGCATCTATTGCGAGAAGATCATCACGACCGGCGCGGTCTGCCTACCGTGCGACGAGATCGACGGCGCGACTCCGGTCGATGAGTACCTAGACCAGATCAGAGAAGACGCGGCGACGATGTCGTTGACTGATCTGCTCGAGCGATACGCCGCCGCAGTTGTAGACGAGATGACTCTAATGAACGTCGGATGTGAGACGGACGAGTACGACCTAGTCGCGGATCGTGCGTGCGTCTTGGTCGATGTCCTACGCGCTCGGCTCTCCGCGGTCGACGCCGCGGCGGTGGCGTCATGATCTTCATCAAGGATGAACACATCATCGAAACAATCTTGGCAGACGAGCGCCGCACTCTTGCTCCGTTGAAGTGGTCGCGATGGAGCGCCGGACGTGGATCGCACGCCGGACACAAGCGTCTAGGGATCAAGTGGTACGACATCCTAGATATGGGCGGCGGCGAGTTCGGTCTCTACATCGTCACAAGGATGGAGACCGACGATGTATTCCAGAACGATTGGACGTTCGTGGAACGATTCGCGACATTGTCCGCCGCTCGTAAGTACGCGGACCAGACGCGCCCGTTCATTGTGGCGGTGACGTCATGAGTGAAGAGATGCGCTTCATCTGTGCATTCTGTGACGCTCGGCGCAACTGGACCGGGACGTGTCCCGAATGCGGCGAGATCAACGGCGCGATCACCTTAGACGAGTGGATCAGGAGCGCGTCGTGATTCCGAAAGTGACAGTCGTGAAGGTTGGTCGTCCTCTCGGGCGATTCGGTTCGATGTACAACATCCAATGGACCGACGTCGAAGGCAGATTCCAGACCGTAAGTCTCCGCGGATACCGTTCCGCGCATGGCTACGCGCGAAGCATCCGTCGATCATTACGCGACGCGGCGGTGACGTCATGACATCGCGCATCGGTACAGGGTCGATCCAGTCGAACGGCGCGGTCGACTTCGCATGGTGTGACGACGCGGGGAACGTGAGTGGGCGGTATCTCACGTTCACCAGCGAATCAACTCTCGCGAAACATCTCGCACGGAACGGCGTCAAGTCGTACGAGATCGTCGTGACTGGGGAAGAAGGCGGCGACCGCGACTTCGACGTCGTCATCGAAGCGCACACACTCGCGCTCAAGATGGCGGTCCAATACGCCGGTCGAGATTGGGCGAACGCGAAGGATGACGAACGCGCCGCGATGTCTGCACTTCACGAGACGATCATCGCGGCGTGCGATGCGGGGATCAGCGAATACGAAGTCACGCGCCTAGCGGGAGTTCACCGGATGACCGTTCGCGCGGCGCGCGGGAAGTCCTAGACCAGAACGACAACATCGCCCCCGCCGATAATGGCGGGGGCGATGTTGTGTCCAAGATCAGTCGTCGTCTTCGTCGTCATCGTCGTCGATGATCGCGACGATGTCGTCGTCGGTGTTCGACACGAGACCAAGTTCGGCGGCGGTCTCAATAGTCTCGCGTAGGCCTTGGACCGCTTGTGTCCATGCGTCGCGCATCACGTCCGGCGCATAGTGTGGCGACTGGATCCCCGTCTCGATCGCAAGAGTTCCGATACTGATGTGAATCCACGCCTCGAAGCCTCGTGACATTAGTGATCCCCTTCTCGGTCTAGGTGCATCTGCCACGCGAGTGCGGCGTAGCCCGCGATGTCAACGAAGTCGTCGCGATTCACAGTTCCCGCGGACGCGCGACACAACTTCAACGCGATCATCATCAACGGAACCGTCTCCGCTTTCACGTCGACGTCACCGCCGACCAGTACGGACCACGCACGCGCAATCCGTCGCGCTTCGATCCCATAGTCTCCGTGCGTCTTGTTGCGATCGGTAGCGATCACCTTCGCGGCCTCGTCTAGTAGACGCTTCCGTTCGTCCATCACAAGATCTCCAGAGACGACCACGCGCCCCCAGACGTCATCAACGTCATCGTCCCCGGCACACTTCTGCCTCCGTACTTCTGATCGAAGTGAGGACTACCGGGATCAACCGTCGGTGCTTGAATCCACGTCCGCGCCGCGTTCGTCTCCGCGCGGAAGTGATGGAAGTGTCCGGTCAAGAGAAGGTCCGCGGACCCGATACGCGCGCGGGAGTGTCCTTGCTTCGCCCACCATCCGTGCCCATCTCCGCGCTTGATCTGGTGACCGTGCGCAAGACCGATGATCGTTCCCGCCGCTTCGATGGTCACCGTCAGATCGTCGACGTCGGGACAGACAACTTCGACGTGGTCGTATCCGTCCGCAAGTGCAAGCGCGTCCGCAACTTGACACGCGACATCGACCGCCCACGAATCATGAGCGCGCGGCGCGATACCGCCGAATCGGTGCGGCTGGTCGTGGTTACCCGGTGCGGTCGGGATCACAAGACGATCAACCAACGGAGCGAACGCCTTGACATGCTCGAGAAGCAACCGACGAACGACGCGGACTTGTTCTGTCACGCCGAGATCGGAACCTAAGAGAACCGCTCCCCCAATACTCGACGCGCCTTCACAGAGATCTCCGAGCATCGCGAGAACGACCGTCCCGACGGGGCGACGCTTGCGTTCAATCTTGAGTCGTGCGACCGATCGGTCGAGCGCGTCGATAACTCTCGCGATCGTCGCGTCGCTTCCCTCACCGTAGGCGGTCTTACCGATCTGGAGATCCGCGAGCGCGTGAATATACGCCCACTCTCCGGACGTCGTCGCGGACTTCGCGCGCGGCTTACCGATCGACGCAATCAGATCGTCCGTAGTATCGCGGGACGATACTAGAGACGGTTCCACGACGTAACGTCGTCGCGTGACAGACTCCGTCGTCGCGTCGTCGCCTTGTGCGTGACGAATCCACGCCGCGGGATCGTGTCGAACTTCGACCAATCGCACGCGATAACCGTCCGGAATGACGACGCCGAGAGACTCGACGTCCGCGCGCCAATCCTCGCCCGGTGTACCGACCCCGATGGTGACCACGTCCGCACCGCCACCGGGCGAGTACGTGACAGATGGAGTCCAACTAGGGGGCAGATTGCCGCCGGTCACGGTCGGTCCTGTAGGCATCGCGGCCAACTCATCGGCGAGACTCATACGTTCGCCGTGAGTTCTGGACGAAGATCCCGGCAGAGACATTGTCGAAGACGATGTCGACGGATCGACGCGGTCGAGATGACGATACCGAGAGATCGAAGGCGTTCGCTGAGTGCGTTCGCGTTCCATTCGGTTCCGTTGATCGCCGCGAGTAACGCGACCCCATCCGCGTCGTCGGTGCGGTCGTACTCGATCGCGATCCCGCACGAGGGTCCACGTCGTACGATTGGCGGCGTACCTAACGCATCCCCTAGACGACTCATCCGTTGGCCCTTCGTCCGTTCTCGTCGATGCCCAACTTCTTGATCACGCGCTTCACATCCGCGACGGTCGTCCCCGGCTTGAGTTCCCAATGCATCCAATCCCACCAGCCCGGATTGAAATTGCCGTCGCATTCTGTCGCGCCGCCCCAGTAGACGATCTCGTAACGGTCGCGAATCTTCGCGGCCTTCGCGCCGCGTCGACGATTCTTCCACCATGCGAGAGGACCAGTCCCGACCGCGCCTTCCGCGTCGGGGTTGATGTCGACCGCGGTAGCGGAACTGTGGTTGCTCCAGTTGCCGCTCGTCCTAGATTGACGGTAGTCATAGCCGTCAGATATGCGGACCTTGTTTATCGCCTTGTCGTAGTCGCGCACGATCGACGCGAACAACGGCCAACAATCGCGCTGGACCCATAGTTGTGTCCCGATCCCGTCGATGATCGCCTTCTTCGCGCGCGGATCTCCCCAGATGGGATCGTCGAGAACCGGCCATCCGTTGATTGACGTTGGCATTACTTCGACACCTTCCCGCGACCGTAGCGCGCATCGCGCGGATTGAGTGCGTTGATAAGGATCGGGAGTGCGGCGCCTAATGCGGCGTAGATCCACGTCTGCCAGTTCGCGAAGTCGATCGCGCCGGTACTGATCTCCGTCAACATCAACGAGAGAACGACGGCGACCGCGGACTTGAGTGCGGTCCCTAGTGGAGATGATGCGAGCCAAGATCCGAACGATGCCACGATGTTCTCCTTCGTCGTTGTTACTTGTTGTCGAGGTGCCATTCGATATGCCCGTCGATCTTGTGTTCGACGTTGTCTAGTTTGCGTTCGATGCGGTCGAGCGCGTCGCGCGTCGATGAACCGCCGTTAGGACGAAACTCGCGAGACATTCCGATCTGTGAACGGATCAACCACACGAGCGCAGTCATACACGCGCCGACGATAGAGACGATGGCGAGAACTTCGCCCGGAGTGTTGAGCCATTCGATCATGTTGTCGTCCTAGTCGGATAAGAGAACGACGGCGCCCGCGTTCCATAGGTTCGTGAGAAGTTCGATCTCGGTCGGGTCGGTTGTTTCGTACTCGCCAGCGTCGACAATCTTGGGCTTGTCGTCGCCGATCTTGAATCGGACTCCGTTAGTGTCTACACGCATCACGATCCTCCGCCGGTGTTGAAGAAGTAGGTTCCAGCCGGTCCAGTGCCCACTGAATTGACGGCACGCACAATAACGTTGTATCCATAATTGCCCTCAACCCAGCGCGGTTGACTGCCGACTAAGGCGCTGTCAGGTCGGGCAGAAACCAGTGCTTCCGCGATGCTGTACGAAGTTCCCGCTTGAGAGGACGTGGTTAGCGTGATGTCATATGTTTGACCAATATCATCGGAGACCCATTTATAGGTGATTGAGTAGGACGTAATCGTGGCCCCACCATTATTAGGAGCAGTCCACGAGACCACGCTCGGACCCGAGCCAATCACAGAGTTCATATTTGTCTGAGCGAACGCCGACGGGGCAGCAGGCACGGTTGCCGCCGCAGCGGCCGCCGATCGTCGTCGAGGCGCGAGTCGCGCGAATCTATGAATCACGACTAGGACGCCGTAGTCATAACCGAGATCGTGACCGACGATGCCGCGATGCAGTACAACACATCGTCGTCGGTGAGAAATAGTTGAAGCACGCCGTCCGCGATCAGTTTGTGACCGTACGCGGAAGTCGTCACGCCGACGCCGCCTAGATAGACAGTAGACGCGGAAGTGTTCTGGACGGTCACGTAACGACCGCCACCGTCGCGCAGTTCGAACGTGTCAGTTGCGGCGATGATCGCGGCGGTGGTGGTGATCGCTGCTTGGTAATGGCGCACGGCCATAGTGGCTCCTTAGTCGTTGTTGTTGTCGGTTAGTTGTTGACGTCGTACTCAATACCTTCAAGTGAGAACCACGAATCAGCCGCGGTGCCGGGTCGATAGCGGATCACGCCAGTCGATAACACATCGAGACGGCCGGATATTGATGACGACGTTGCAACTGAGAAGGATCGCAGTTGACCGGGGCGCAAGCCCGCAGCCAACGCGACGCCGCCGGTCCCTGCGTTGACATCGTTGGCCGTGCCGATGGCGCCGAAGTTGCCGGTAATGAGTTGGATAGTGCCGCGGAATTGAACTCTCGATCCGTTGATCTGTCGATACGCCGCTGCTCGTGTACCCGAGAGAGACTGATATGTGCCAGTCGTCAACGTGAACGATGTCCACGAATCACCGGGCGCGTACAGATAAGTCAAGTTGTCCCCGACGTGCGCGTTGAATATTGCGGCGGTCGGTGTCTCTGCGGTCGTCCAATCGCGCGGCGTTGTCCAAGTCGATGTCCTTGCCATGATGTCTCCCTATGCCAGAGTGGTCGTGTAGTCGAGGCGAGATGTGTCGAGAACCCAGTTGCTACCGGACTTGCTGACGTATGCCGGACTGGTGACGAACGTTCGAATCCAAGACGACGGCGTGATCTGATCGCTCATTCCTTCCACGCGCACTAGGAGCGTGTCGACGTTGCCGCGCGGGAGAGGTCCGATGCTGAGATAAGTACCAATGTCAGATCCCAGAAGATTGTCGTTGATCGCGGTCGATGTTGCGAGATCAACTTCGACGTTGCCGATGCGCGATTGCTGAGTCGATCGACGATAGAGGCGACGCTTTGCGACCGCGTAGAGATCTGCATCGTTCGCGACGTAGAGACTGATCGTCTCTGTGGAGGCTCCATTCTCCGCGACCGATACGGAATCGGACACGGTGACGCTGCCGCCGGTCGGTCGACTTGCGATCACGGTATTCACCGACGCGGGCGCACGCATCAACGTCGTCCCGGTGTTGAGATACTTCGGGTCGATGGTGACGACGGTTCCCAATGTGTCGCGCGTGAATCGGTCGATGAAGTAGATGTATCCATTCGCGAGCAGGTAGATGGCGCCGTCTTCCGCGTCGTTGATCTGCTGCAAGACGTCGAGAAGATTCTGGCCGATTGTTGGTTGCGGACCCATTGTGACGGCAGATGTGTTCGTTGAGTAAAGAGAAGTGCCCGCGATTGTGAGAACGCGATTAGCACGATCCGACGCTAATTCCTTGAATCCCGTGACCGCATTCGCACGATCGGCGAATGTTCCCGAGTTGTCGTAATCATAGATCGCGACGTTCGCGGCCCAACATGTCGCAGGCGTAGCACTATCAGAACCACCAATGAACAAGCGCAGGACGGCGGGGCCGCTTGCGATTGACTCGGCATAGGTGCCTTGTGAAGTCCCGTCGACGTACATCGTCCACGTTGTTGTGCTTGCGGAGTTTGACCATGTCAACGCGACGTGATGCCAAGCCCCATCGTCAGTCGTTGTCGTGCCGGTGATTCTTGTTGTTGCGGTTCCGGTAGATAGGACGGTAGTCACGAACGTTGCTGGGCTGTTCGCGTGGACCGCGTAAGCATTCGCACCAGACTCTATCCGCATGAGCACGCCGTTCATAGCGTTGCCGCTGAGGTAGAAGTACCCTTCGATCGTGCCAGTCGCGCTTGATGAGATCTGAGTGTTCGCGGACATGTAATACCCGATTGATGACGACGTCCGCAGAAGTTGCAAGACGTTCTGATCTGGATCACTACCGAATGAACCGACGCCGAAGTTCTGAGTCGTCGCAGTCGTGACAGATCCGTACGCGCCGCGACGTAGCGGCGCGTATCCATTCCCGCTTGCGTCTGATGAAGATGTAGATCCGGCATCGTCGTTCAATGGATAAACAACTAGAGCATCGTCTTTCTGCTGCGCCGCGGTTAGTGCGGACGGCAACTTTTGCCGCGCGTACTGCGCGAGAATATCCGACGCGGTGATCGTCACCGTCGCTTGTAGACCGCCGTTCCAATGTTCTTCGATTGTCTCCACGAAGCCGGTCCACAAC